CGTGTAACTCCTGCGCCTGCATGATCTCTTGCTGCATACGCATCGCCGCCATGTTTGGATCTTCACCCGTCTTGGCTGCGCTCTCGCGTGCCTTGAGCGATAGCTCCTCGGCTTTAAGCTGCAAGTCGCCACGTACTTTGAGCTCTTTGGTCTTGGCATCTTGCGCCTTGATCTGGAGTTCTGCCTGCTGCATTTGCACGAGCGGGTCTTGCTGCATTTGCTGAGCTTGCGCTTGTTGAGCCTGAGCCATGTTTGCATTGAGAAGCTGAGCGGATGCTTGCGCAACCAACTGAGACAACTGAACTTCCACCTGCTCTGGCAACTGCTCTCCGGGTGGGGGAAGTGGCACGCCCATCTGCTCTTCGATCTTGCGGCGGTATGAGAACGCTAAGTGTTCTGCAATGTGCGCTTGGATGGCAGCCATCATCTGCTGAGCCATGGGATTCTGACCCATCGTTGCCGCAATCATCGGATCCTTCATAAACGTTGTATGCACAGCGATGTGCGCGTCTTGATCCTGATAGATAAACGCACGGGTTGGCTCGCCTTTGAGGAAGCCCATGTTCTCGCTGATTGGATCTTTCGGCTTCTCGTCGTCCTCTGTGGGCACGAGCTTGTCAGCGTTCTTGATGCCCAACACTTCAATCATCTGTCGGTGCAACTGCGGCAAGTCATAGATCTGCGGTGCTTGCTGCGCCAACTGGATCACAGCTTGGTACTGCATGATGCGCTGAGCCATCGTCGCGCTGTTGGGGTCGCTTACTGGAATGACATCAACTGCATCGTAGTCAGACTGCTTGGCCATGCGGTCACCGCTGGCTGGGTCATACTCATACTCGCTCGGTGCATAGTCACGGATGATGTTCTTCAAGAGCTTAAACTCTTGTTTCATGCTGTAGTGCACACGAGCCTGCACAGCACTCATAGTCTTCAACTGACGCTCAAGAATAGCCAGCGTTGTACCAACAGGTGCGTTGGCACTCATGTCACTGACCTTCATGTCAGCAACAGAACCCAGTCGGCGACCTTCTTCAGTGATTCTGTCTAAGAGTCCCGCCAAAACCTGTGATGGTTCTTTGTATGGCAGAGCCATGATGTTGTCACGGATCGAACCAGAGGGCACGTCCATGTCACGGAACTCACCGGGAGAGATTGGGGTATCGTCGTCTTTGATTCGCAAGCCACGGGTCTTCAAGCCACCGGGCAAATTGCTCAATGTGCCAGCATCAATGAGTTGCCTAATAAGAGATGTACCGGCCCGGGCATAGCCACCAATAAGGTGTATGAAGCCAAAGCCATAAGCACCAAAGCCGGGTATGTAATCGTACTGGACAAAATGCTGGCGCTTAATTTTGAGATCGTCTTCTTCTTCCCAGTTGCGGTAGATAGAGAGGATTTTGTTTGTGCCTTTATCAATAGAGATAATGTACGGAAGAGCAATCTCATCTTCATCTTCATAGCCGGGTAAGTTGTAATCAATCTGGATTTCATAAATCTGATAGCGGTCGTCGTCCGTCAAGCTGTAGCCTTGCTCATCGGCTTTTTTCTTCTCAACGTCTGTGTGTACTTGAGCAGGCTCACCTAACTCAATCTCACGGTAGAAGCCCGCAACTTGCAACTTCTTTACATCGTTCTTTGTCTTGCGCATGATGTGAGACACGCGCTCTGCTGTACGTGCACCAGAGGAGCCGTAAGGAATGATAATGTCTTCAGCAGGAATAAACACCGAAGTCTGACGACCAAGCGCTGGGTCGTAGTAAACTTTCTTGAACGCCGAGCCAGCCAGACCTAAATTAAACAACATGCGCTCATGCTCAGGGCGATACTCAGACATTACCTCAGTAAGCTGATAATTCATGTCTTCTCTGACACGCTCCGCCGCCTGCTCTTTAAGTTTATCAATTGCGCCGATGATCTCGGTTTTGACCGGGCCCGCAGCAGGGAACGTTTCAATGATAGTCTCGCTCTGGAACCGTACAGCGGCTTCGGTAAGGACAGTTGAGAAAACACCGCAAGCACCGAGCCACGGTTCAGTACGCTCTTCATACTTCATCCCCAGAACATCTAGTCCTTTGACAAACATCTCAACCCAGTCTTTGCGGGAATTGATGTCTCCGTCCACGTCGCCCATGATGTCTTCAGCAATGCTTTGCAACTCGCTGTCGTCCATAAAGTCAGCAAGGTTGGAATCAAACTTTTCTTCTTCGCCCTCTATGCCGGGCTCGATTTCTATCTCTAGGCCATCCATGCCAATGCGAACACCCTCTGGGTTCTCAATCTCAATCTCAATGTCGGATATGCCACCTAGTTCTTCTTCTATACCAAGAGGTGCTGCATATAAACTTTTTTCCATTGAACTTGTAGCCATATTAATCCTTAGTAGTACGCCGCGCGTCTGCCCGATTTAAACAATCTAACTTCGTCTAGTTCATCACTAGGAAGTCGGAGGAATCCACCTTGCCTAAAGCGCATTAAAGCAAGTGTTGTCGCGTCAACCAAGTCATCATGCTCGCCTGACGGGAACGCCCCAATCTCATCAACCAATTCTTCAGCCCAACGAGTATCGGGAACCCACACTTTCCCAGAAGCGATTATGTCCGATACTGCGTTCAAGCGGGCAATTTTGTCTTGCCCTTTACCCGGCGTAAATTCTTGCACAGGTATACCCATAGCACGCAGTTCGTAAATGAGTGGGCCACCCGTGGCCTTCTTCTCAATCAACATGCCGTCTGGCTCCCACTCGTTGTACTCTCTAAACACATCTTTTTTCAAGTCCACCCACTCCACACGCTTGCGGTAGGTGTTGAGTAATATGATGTTAGGGCGCATATCATCTTCTTCGCAGTTAAAGATGCCCCAAGTTGTGCCTGCTGAATAGTCAGCCCGCTGTGTTTTCTCAAACGCCGTGTCCCATGTCTGCAAAACATAGTCACACTTGGGCGCTCTCTCGTGCGGCCATATCTTCCACCAGTCACGCTTGATAATCGCTGACTCGTTTCCGACAGGATTTTGCTGATACTGGGCTTGCCACTTAGCATTTGGCAGTTCTTCATGCAGTGCTTCGAGCTCTTCTTTGCTCCAAAACTCAGGCCAAAGTGGGTTTCCAGAGGGCAAAATAGCCGGAAATTCGATCACTTCCCAGTCGTTTTCGCCCCTTAAAGCGGCGTTTTTAAGCACTTGACCGGTCAAATCGCGCTGTGCCCAGCGTGTCATCACAATAACAATCGACCCGCCCGGCTGCAAACGCTGCCTAGGGCCAGATGTGTACCACTCATACACCTTGTCGTAGATTTCTGGGCTACTTGCTGCTTGTGCAGCCTCTTGTTCTGAGTGTGGATCGTCAATAATGAGCAGGTCAGCACCCTTACCGGTCACCGTACCACCCACACCAATCGCAAAATAGTCACCACCCTTGCTGGTATTCCACCGACCGGCTGCTTTTGAGTCAGCTTGCAGGTGCAAATCAGGAAAAATCTCGCTATAGACCTCAGAATCCACCAAATTTCGTACTTTTCGACCAAAACCGACCGCTAATTCGCCTGTATTTGAGCTCTGGATGACTTTTTTGTGCGGAAACTTGCCCAAAAACCAAGCAGGTAGTAAGTAAGAGGCAAACTCTGACTTAGTGTGGCGAGGAGGCATATTAATAATGAGACGCTTGCATTCTCCACGGGCTACCCTTTCAAATGCTTCGGCCATTCGCTTGTGGTGTCTACCCGAAATAAAGGTTGGCCAGACTCGGGCGGTAAATTGAATGAACTTTTCCTGAGATAACTCACGACTCTTGAGCTTTTCCAGATGTATTAGCTGTTTCTCTAGCACACGCAGGTCAGTATCCGTAAGCTTGCCGGTATCAACAAGCCCTTCTAAGTCTTTTAGCGAGATTTGTGCTTCACTCATGGTCAAGTACGTCTTTGCGGGTATCCGAGTCTATGGGTTCTTCAGTATCCAGATCTGTTTGGTGGCCACTGTTATCGAGTGTGGTGTTAGGCGTGCCTAGTTGGGCATCCAAATCGTCAAGCGGTGTTATGTCTATTATGTCGCTGTGCAGCAAACGTTTGATTCGCTCTTTGATTGAGTTCTCAAGAGACTGGGATGTTGTGTGGTGCACAGTAATCTCACTGCGTTCCGTAAAGATTCCAATGTCTGAATGCTTGCCGAGTAGCTCAAGAGCCTTGATCTCAATCTTCAGGTCGCCGCAATCTGCTAGTTCGATCAGCTTATTGGTAATCAGGTTGCGTGCCTGCTGTGCATCAGCAATAGCTTGAAAGTCGTACTTCTTTAGGATTGCTAGGGCAGCCGCAGCTTGGCCGGGTGACTTGATGTGCTTGGGTGTTTTGGCTGCTTTGGTAACCAGATCAACGACTTGTTTGCCGTCTTTCTCGTTGAAGTCCAGCCCACCGCCGAGTTCTTTAATGAAGTCAGCAGTATTTGCAGCAATGGCAATGGCATCCTTCTGAGTCTTTGGGGACTCTTCGGATACGTCAAAAGGAACAGGATGTTCCGCAGTAGGTTCTAGTTTAATCACCGGGTAAGCGCACCAATGAGTAATGAATGGGGTTGTTGGCGCTCAAAGATAGTAAGAGACCCCTCAACCGGTTTGCTTTGCGCCAATCTCTTCTCACGCAAAACGAGGGAACTTCCGACCACCAACAACTGAAATGTAACATCGTTTTTAATTTTTTGCAAAAATTTTTTGTGATTAGGGTTTTTACTTAGACCCGGGGGGTGTTCCCGAACTTCCCCCAAAAAGGGGGAGGGTGGAATTTTAAAACGCGAGATCGTTTGAGCTCCACAGTGTGTAGGGTATTTCTAGGATTCCTCTTTGGTCATTTGGTGTCCCCACCTCCCGTACCCTTTTGCCTTTGAACTTTTTTTGAAACGACATAACAATGTTATGTAATTATTGTTCACGGGAAAATTGATATTGCCACTTTTTTGTGGTATAATATATTCAAGCAAGCAAAATGCTTGTGGCGGTTTCCTAGTCCGTTTACTGGGTTTCATTAGAGGTTATTAGATCATGTCAACAGTTACTACAATTTCCACTTTGTCCTTGTCCGATTTGCGTCAGGGTGTTGCCGATGCGGTCAAACGTGCATACGGCGCTGAGCGTGACTATGCTGAAAAGCTTTGCGAAGTGTTACCGGTTGAATGGTATCTTGTCGAGCACAATGACAAGGGTGAGGATGCAAAGCAAGTTCATGCGGAAAAGAAAGCATTGTTCAAAGCATTGAACGAAGCAGAGCACACAAACCCGTCAACAGTTTGGGCTCGGGTTCGCAAGTATGCACAAGAGCACATCGAGGGCAAGCCCGAGAAAACCGAGGGTTCAACCGATACGTCAGTAGGTGCACGCCACAATCGCTCACTCAACCTCCGATTGATCGAGGAACTGAGCACGTTGTTCAAAGCTTGCAAGAACGCTGAGAGCCTGAGCGATCGTGAGCAAGATGCGCAAACCTACATCACCTCGGCTTTGATTGCCCTCGGTGTTGATACAGGCGCAATCGAGTAAACCACAGGTAAGGGGAAACCCTTACCCCATCCTGAGCCCGCCTAGTGCGGGCTTTTTTGCGTCTAAACCGACCTAACAATGTTAGGTCTTTTTTTGCGGGGTTTTTTGAATGCCAGTTCTCTGGTCGGCAGTAGCAAGTGACCTCGATCTGAATGCCAGTTCTCTGGGCGGCGGTAGCAAGCGACCTAACAATGTTATGTAACTTTGTGCAATGTTACGTCTAATGTTACGGAAAAAAGGGCTTTGTTACGTTACGAAACGCTGGGAACCCGCATGAAACCTAGAAAGTTATAAAGTTACGTGTTTTTGGCATAATGGGTGTCGACCTCCCAAAAGTTATGAGGCAACGAAAGACCTCAGAAGTGCAAAACGTATTACGCAAATAATTTTGGAGACCACATACCCTTTCTTAAAAAACACATAACATTATAACATTATATTAAAAAAACCCATTTTACAGAGGAGAACCCCGTGTTACGTTTCACGTTACGTTTACCCTAATTTTCGTTACATTTCCCCTTTTTTCATAACGCACCCCCATTTGCTTTCATAACATCCCATTTCTGCCCCTCCACAATAACCCTACTGCTGACCCCACTTAAAATATAACATAACTTTATAACATTACCTTTCGTCACACCCAAGACTAAAGAACTTGACTTTGACATAACAATGTGGTATAATATAAGTTAGATGGGAGAAAACCATCTACTGACGAGCTTGCTCGGCAGATACGGGCAATCCCGCCCGTTAGAAGCACCCTAACATTGTTAGGCTCATTAGAAAGGTTAGATGTATGAATGATTGGAAAGAGTGCCGCAACTGCGGTGACGATATACACAGTGAGCGGTGGTCACTAGGCTACCGAGTCTGCCTATTCTGCGGTGAAGAAGCCGCCCGAGAAGAACGCATGAGTTGGTGCGTAGTCCAAGAATACGGCAAGGGCAACTACCAACTTGTTACACCTGCGAGCGCACGGGTAACACTTAAGCAAACAAACCAAAAGGAGTTGCGAGGATGACCAAAGAAGATACAGGGATGATGTACTGGGGCTATTTGTTCTCCGACCACGAAATCTACCCAATCGGTTGGTACGACATGACCGACTGGACTGCGGGATGGGACAAGTTGTTTGCGGATGTGATGCAGATGGCGGAAGACTTAGGCGTTGAGCCCGTTCACGCAATCCGAGGCGACTGCATCCAAGACTTGATCGAAGACCTAGTAATCCTAATGAAGGACATGAAGGAGCCTAACAATGTTAGATGAATACAGAGACGAACTGCATGACGAGTTCACACGCATGAGAGACCAACTGCGCTATGCCCTAAACAATATCGACAGTATCCGTAACCGCCATGAGGTGCGGGGCAGACTGGAAAACGTTTACTTCACGCTCGATGAACTATGCGAGCAAACCAAGGGGGAAGCACCATGATGACCCGATGGGAAAAGATCGAGCGCATTGTTATTTTGTGTGCTTGCATAGTGCTTGCACTTGACCTACTTTATTGGAGACCATGATGGAGGAGACCTACTACCTTTGCCGAGTGCCTAGTTACGACATTATTGTTATGTTTAACGAGAGGGATTACCGATACCAACGCATAGTCGAGAGCCACCTGAACGTGCCTAACGAGGCAAACAACGTGGTGCTACTAGCACAGGGTACAAAGAAACAGGTACGAATGTACTACGATTTAATCAAGGAGGATAACAATGTTAGCTAAATACGTAATGACAGGATGGAGTAACCGCTTCGGCTATTGGGTGACCGAGATTGCCGAGGCTAAAGATATAAGCACCGCAAGGGAACGCTTCTGCCTGAAGTACCCCACGCTGAAGAATGTGAAAGCCCTGCGCCTGCGTGCGCAATCAGAACTAATGGAGTAATCATGAAAGAAAGACAGACGGGGCTTCATGCCTCAACCTACTATTTGCCGATTGTCCGTAGCCACGCAGATGCAATGGCACGCCTCAAGAAAACCAAACCCATTCGGGGGCGCACACCCGAGACACGCGACAAGTACGACCGCGACAACCCGACACCTTGCATCCCATTGGGTAGGCGTGAGGACATTGACATCTATTCAATCCGAGAAGGTGAGGGTGGGAACATCGAGTTGCTTAGTTACCGCTCGCCCCTGCTCACGTTCACGCCTGACAACAAGATCATCATCACACCTAAGTACATGGGACTGATGGAGTCAGGGATGATCGGGCGGGTGCTAGATATACCCGCTTGGCTAGACCGCAAGAAGGTGGGCATCATCGTGGATGCTGAACGCCATGTGCTTAAACAGAACGGCTCGCTAACATTAAGTTGTGAAGGCGAGTGCCTGAGTGTGGACAGCAAAGAAACCATCTATTCGTACTACGTTAACCGCAAGGCATCTAACATTGTTAGGTCTCAATACTCAGGGTTCATGAAGTACTTCGGTGGGTTCCTGTCCCTGCGCAAAGATGTGGAAGGCAGAGACATTCGTATGTCCATGATGGAGATTGCCGACTGCATTGGGTACGAGTACAAAGAGCAGACGGCATGGCGTGGGATAAAAGCCTCGGGGAAGGAGACTGTGTGGAAGCCCGACCTTGATTCGGTGAAGCTCATCGAGTTCAAACCGCAGGGTTACAGATGCTTGTCGTTGTTGCACGATGATGCGAACCCAGAGGAGACCCTGTGGTCTGCATACTCTAAGCAGTGCAAGAGTTTCTTTGCAGCGATACGCGATGACCAACTCGAAGATGGGAAGGTCGACAACTACTATCGGATAACCCTAACATTGTTAGGTATGGCGATGCCGTACATACACAGAGCGCCAAAGGAAGGAGAGGATGTGGTTGTGGATATTTCAGTAAGCGCAGTCGAGCGGATGCTGGACAAGATCATGATGCAATGGCATAGCGATGAGATGATCGAGAAGCGACCACTCAAACCGAATCAGTTGCCCAACGACAAGTACGAAGCATACATAACAAAGATGCCGACAGAGGAGGAGGTCAAACGATTACAGGAAGAAAGGTTGAGGAGAGGAGTTCTTTAGTCAGACCCATGACGAAAGGACTTGACATTGCTATAACAATGTGGTATAATATAAGCTGATGTGGGAAAACTACGTCAAAAATGCAGAGTAAATTAGAAACGCCTAACAATGTTAGGCACAATCAGAAAGGTTAGATATGTCAGAGATCAAATTCGGTAAATCAATTACCCTCAAACAAGCCGCGAACCTGATTCGCACCAATCCTACTACGCGCTTTCTCCTACAAGGTGAGCCAGGAATCGGGAAGTCTTCCCTATTGGAGAGTATTGCTAACGGCTTGGGCTACGAGTACGCATACATAGACGTGCCGAACATGGACTTGGGCGACATTGCCATGCCTGTGATCGACCACGATACCAAGACCACTAGGTATTACCCCAACGCACGCTTTGGTATTCATACTGGCAAACCCATGGTCATCATGCTCGATGAGTTCACCAAGGGTGCAGAACCCGTGAAGAATATGCTTCACCCTATGCTAGAGAAGGCAAACCCTAGACTCGGTGACATACCGCTTGACCCGAGTACTACCATTGTCTTTCTTACTGGTAACCTTTCAACAGACGGCGTGGGCGATAACCTGAAAGCGCATAGCCGTAACCGACTGGTTCCCGTAACGATCAGCAAACCCGATGCCGAGCAGTGGATTGAGTGGGCTATCGGTAAGGGTATCGAGCCCGAGGTGATTGCTTGGGTGAATCGTTTCCCTCATGCAATGGCTAGCTACACAGACGCAGGGCAAGGCGACAACCCCTACATCTACAACCCTAAGAACTCTCAGAAGGCTTTCGTATCACCACGCTCGCTTGAGACAGCGTCTAACATTGTTAGGTCTCGCAAAGATAACGACCCCGAGACTGTGATTGCGGCTTTGTCAGGTGCGGTGGGTGAGTCAGCCGCTCGGGATATGCAAGCATACATTGAGTTCTCAGATCAGTTGCCGACATGGGAGTCAACGATCACGCATCCCAAGACCACGGCAATACCTACGTCAGCGGGTGCATGTGCCATTGTGGTATTCGGTGCGATTGCTCGGGTAGACAAGACAACCATTGCCCCATTCATGGAGTACTTGAACCGATTCGATGCAGAGTGGCAAGCGGTGTTCGCTATCAACATTGCCAAGACACCAAGCAAACAGAGCATTGCGTTCAGTTGCAAGGCGTTCGCTGATTGGGTGGCTAAGAACCATGACTTACTCTAAGCCTAAGGATGAAGTTTGGATTCCTAACCCATTCTCTTATACCAAGCTACATGAAGCAGGGTATGCGGTGGGTGGGTATCAAGATGACGATGGTAAGCAACGATATATTTTGTACCAAGTGGAGAGCAGACAGGACTTCCGCAAGATACATGACTTTGAAACCTTACAAGAGTTACTGCTTATGGCTAAGTTACTAATCGAAGGGGGGATGTGATGACCTTCTCTAAGATTGGTAACGCATTTGTGCGTAGGCAAACGACAGTAGACAAGAGCAAGCATGACCCGAAGTTCAAGATAGTGAACACCATGCCCTCCCAACTCTACTACACAGGCAAGTATGAATTGGTTGACGCCAAGGATTACAAGAGTGCATTTCTTGATACCCAAAAGGTTATATCAGTGCATGACACGTTTGAAGAGGCGAAGTTATTTGCCGACATGATTAACAAGCAACGACACATAGAAGGAACCTAACAATGTTAGAAGAACGTAAATTGCAGAAAGCCAAGATCACGCTCATGCGTAATCCTAAGTTCGCCTTACTCCAAGGTGTGATGATGGTTGGTCGTACTAGCGTAGTGGATGACATACCCACTGCGTCTACCAATGGTAGGGATGAGAAGTATGGGCGTAAGTTTGTGGCGGCTTTGACCGACAAAGAATTGGCATTTGTCGTGGCGCATGAGGTGTCACACAAGATGTACAGACACTTGACTACATGGAAGAAACTCAATGACGAGAACCATAGCCGTGCCAACAGTGCTTGTGACTACGTTATTAACCTGATGCTTCATGAACTCGACCCCAACGAGGATGTGATTTCCATGCCTAAGTACAAGGATGGGGTTATGAAGGGTCAGCGCATGGGACTGTACGACCCACAGTTCAAGGGCATGAACTCCAAGCAAGTGTTCGACCTACTCGAAGAGAGCGATGGGGGTGGTGGGTTCGATGACCACGATTGGGATGGTGCAAGAGAGATGACCGAGGAGGAGAAGAAAACCCTTGAGCGTGAGATCGACCAAGCTATTCGTCAGGGTGTCATGGCACATGAGAAGGCACACGGCAAAGGTGCGGGTGGTGTGGGGCGTGAGATTGATGAACACTTACAACCCAAGATCAACTGGCGTGAGGAACTACGTGAATATGTGAAAGCCACATGCCACAACAAGGACACATCGTCATGGCGCAGAGTCAACCGCAGATACTTGTCTGCCGGTACGTATATGCCAAGCATGATCGGTGAGAAGGTTGGACACATCGTAGTAGCCATTGACACATCGGGCTCCATCGGTGGGCGTGAGCTTGACGAATTCTTAGCCGAGGTGAAAGGCGTGGCAGAAGAAGTCAACCCCGAGATGGTGGACTTGATCTATTGGGATGGTGATGTAGCGGGGCATGAGAAGTATGAGGGTGCGGAAGTATCTAACATTGTTAGCTCGACCAAACCCAAGGGTGGCGGGGGCACTGACCCTAGTTGCGTATCTCAATACTTGCGTGACGAGGTTATCAAGCCCGAGTGCATCATCGTGTTGACCGATGGCTATGTACCCAACTGGGGTAGCGAATGGACTGCACCGACTATGTGGGTAATCACAGGAGGTAACGATGCGGTTTCTGACAATGGCAGAACGATTCATATTCAAGATTAAGGGAGGCAGTATGGTAGTAGTAGATATTGGATACAAGAAGTACATCATGCCCAAAGAGAAAGCCATGCAGTTAGTGGAAGTCTTAGAGAGTGCAGAAGTGTACGAAGAGAAATGGTGGAGTGAGGACAAGCGCAAAGAGTTGGGCATGACTGAAACGTACACCTACCATGTGTACCCGAACGAAGCCAACTTCAGTATGCAGATCATAGGTGACAGTAAATATCAAATGGCTAGATTAGCCGGTAAACCACAGGAGAAATGAAATGACACCTGAAGAAATGAAGAACGAAGGTATACGAATCGTTAAGCGGTTCGCTGAGCAAGAAGTTTCTAATGGCGAGGGCATGGTTATCTTAGCTATGACCTTGGCTTATACATTTAAGACCAACAAAGTATCCAAGTTCGAAGCAATTAACCGCTTTGCCACAATCGCAAACAACGTATATGGAGATAAGAAATGAGTATTAGTTCATCAGCAGTGTTAGTGGAATTGAACATCAGCGTGTGGCCTGCATCAAAGCTAGACCGCGATACAACGGCGCAAGTGAATACTGACGCATCAGCAGTCGTAGACGCAGCGCGTGTCCACAAGAACCTATTCGCAGGTACTAACTTGCGTAAGGAGATCGAGAACTTTGCCGCCAAGGTTCGTCTCTATCACAATCAGCGAACGCTACCATGGGCAGACAAGGGCGAGCGTATGTTGCCGACTGCCTTGTTTATGGAATACAAACAGACCATGAACGCATACGAGCAGACGTTCAATGCCATGTGCGGCTCATTCTTTCACGCATACCCTGAGCTAGTGAAGGATGCACCTACGCACCTAGGCAAGATGTACAGAGCCGAGGACTATCCCGAGCTTGAAGAAGTGAAGCTGAAGTTTGGGTTTCGTAGAACAGTCAAGCCTGTACCCGAGGCGGGTGATTTTCGCTTAGATATACCTGCGAATGACTTAGCCGAGATGCAAGCAGAGTTCAGCGCACAACAAGACAACAAGCTAGCTGACGCTATGCGTGAGCCATGGGAGCGGTTACATGAAATGCTAGTAGGCATGTCTAAGAAACTCGACGACACATCGGGTGGTAAGAAGCGTTACCACGACACATTGGTGAGCAACCCGCTAGAGCTTTGTGCTTTGCTTACTAAGATGAACATCACCAACGACCCCAAGTTGGAGGAAGCACGCAAGGAATTAGAGCTAACAATGTTAGGTACTGACATAGAGGCAATCAAGGATAGCGAACAACATCGCACCGAGGTCAAGGCTAAGGTAGATGCAATCATTAAGAAATTTGAATGGTAAGGAGTAGATCATGGATGCAAGCACAGCAATGACATTGAGTAACGTCATCATTAGCGACAAGACGTTGCAGGGTAAACGTAAGAGCGACTTTGATTTCGTGGTGGAGAAGCCATTGAATGAGATCATGTGGAAGGTCATCACCGAGAACCCAACGTGGGAGTTCCGAGTGCCTGAGTATTACGGACAGATCAAGAGTGCAACTGCGGATGAGAAGGCGCGGATCACAGTTACTAAGTTCGTAGTATGCAAAGATGGAGAAGTGGTAGGTGCTATCGACCGCGACTATCGTTACGACCAAGGTGGGTATGTGTTCTCTATCACTAGCAACACTATTCGTAGTGAGCGTGAGCGTGTGGGCGCGTATCGGACTAAGGATGCTAAGAAAGCCCTAGCCGCTATCAAGAAAACCTTTAATCCCAAGAGCATGACTGAGCGTATGAATGATGCGTTGGGAGAAGCCGCTCGTGCTATCAGCAGACAGGCAGGGCGTAAGCGTGGGGACTATGCAAACAACATGCACAAACTAATGCCACTTATGAAAAACTTTGTGCTCGATGTGAAGGCCGACGAGTTCAAACAGTATGCAATGGGTAACGGGCAACTAACATTGTTATCCCAACTGCGTGCGACAGGACTTGAGATGCTGACTGTCGAAGACATAGAGACCAAGTTCAAATCCGGTAAGGATACTAGTCTAGTCTTATTGTCTAATGGAAAGTACGTAGTTAAAACAGGTGACGAAGTACAGCTTTACGATGATAATACGCTCCCCGTAGATATGAGAGGTAAGTTAGGGATGCTCAAGCTAGTAGAGCCTGAGCAAATGATTGAGGGTGTCGGTTGTCGAGCCACTGCTGAGGTGTTTGTTTTACTCAGCGCGGCGCGGGAACTGGCATAAAACAGGCTAACAATGTTAG